ATTCTACAAGTGAGTGGAATAGTAATTTTATGTTATCTATTTGTTATGTTCGGAATATCAGGTAAACTCAAAAACTTTTTATCTGACAGTTGGGGTGTAATAATGTGGTTAATAGGAATGAGAAAATTTATTAAGAAAGATGAAAAAGACAGAGACGGTGGTTGGTAAAGAACACGAAAAGAGAATGAAGAAGTATCGCAAGATATGGAAAGAGAAAGGTTGTATACATTGGAACGACTCTTCCGATTGACATTCCTTGTTGTATCATGTATAATATGGGACAATGTATAGTCTAACTATTTTTAAAAACACATATGACAATAAGACGCATAGGACTATGCAGTTTCAGTCGTGGGACAAATTTGCATTGTTGTTATATGAGTTATCCAATAAGGAAGGTGTAAAAGGTGGAAATAATAGTTCTTCTCTTATTAGTCCTGCTCAGTTTCACAAAGGTGGGACAAGGAGTAATAAGAATGTTAATAAATGGGGTTCTTGGGCTTGTCTTGATTGCGATAGTTTTATACTTGATAACAATCCTTGTACTGAACCTGATACTGTTCGCAGTTTAGAGAAACAACTCTATCAAATGTTTGGTGCATACGAATACGTATGTTATAGTACTGCATCATCTACAGTCAAGAAACCAAAGTTTCGTTTAGTCTTTCCACTAACCAAAGAAGTCCACGCAAAAGATTTATCTCACTTTTGGTTTGCAATGAATAAAGAATTTAAAGATATTGGTGACGAACAAACTAAAGACCTTGCAAGAATGTATTATGTTCCCGCACAATATCCAAACGCATATAACTTTTATTTTAGAAACAGTGGTATCACACTTGACCCACAAATGTTAATGGAGAAACATTCTTATATTGAAAACAAGGGTAAGAACTTTCTAGATAGATTACCACCAGAGTTGCAACAAGCAGTTGTTGAACATCGTAAGAGTAAACTAGATAATACTAATTATAGTTGGACGGGGTTTTCTGATTGTCCGTTTTGGTCTAAGAAACTCGAAACAGAATATCGTGCGATTACTGAAACGGGTTGGTACTATAAGATGTATCAGATTATGGTTGCAGTATGTGGTAATGCAGTATCGAAAGGATATCCTATCACTGCAGAACAAGTCGCAACATTGTGTAAAGAGTTTGACGGTGTCACGGGTGGTTGGTATAAAAATCGTGATATGGTAAAAGAGTCGGATAGAGCATTAGAATATGTCTACAGAAACAGAAGTTAAACCCGTGAAGATATTAGTCACTGGTGGTGCGGGATTTATTGGAAGTCATCTAATGAATTCTTTATTAACAAAAGAATATGATTTATATTGTGTCGGGGTAGACAACTTTAATAATTACTATGACCCACAACTAAAGAAAGATAGGTGTGAAGAGTTTGGTTTAGAAATAAGAGATTGTGATTTAAATGACTTTGAAAGATTGGATATGTTGTTTCAATCATACGAACCTGATATCGTAGTACACCTAGCCGCACGTGCGGGTGTACGTAATAGTATGGGTAATGAACATTTGTATCATAGAGATAATATCGAAGGTACACAAAATCTAATTAACGTATGTAAACTACATCAAGTAGAGAAAGTAATATATGCGTCCACAAGTTCTGTATATAGTGGAACAACTACTTTACCTTGGACAGAAGATAACGTCCAACCGCATCAAAGAAATCCTTATGCATATACTAAGTATGTAAACGAATGTCAATTTAAAATATCGGGATTACATAATATCGGTCTAAGATTTTTTACAGTGTATGGGCCATGGGGTAGACCTGACATGGCACTCTTTGATTTTAGTACAAGTATTGTAAAAGATAAACCTATCAAAGCATATAACTATGGATTAATGAAAAGAGATTTTACTTACATCGATGATATTGTTGAAGGAATAAAACTTGTTATCTTTAATCAAGACATAGAGTCTGGAGAGATATTTAATATAGGTAATGGTAAACAAGTTGAACTTATGAAGTTTATAGATAGAATTGGAATAGAATTAAACAGAGAACCAAAAGTAAATTTAGTACCACCACACCCCGCAGATGTTCTTGAGACTTGGAGTAATACAAACAAACTACAGAAGTTGGGATATCAACCTATGGTCGATATAGAAGAAGGTGTTGCACATTTTATGGAATGGTATAAAGATTATATGGAAGTGAACTAATGAATTGTTGGCATTGTAATACGAAACTTATTTGGGGTGGAGACCACGATATTGAAGAAGAAGAGTACTCAATGGTGACAAACTTATCTTGTCCTAATTGTAAATCTTACGTTGAAGTTTATTATCCAAAGGAGAAAGATAATGAGATTTTGGAATTATCTAAGTGATACCGAAAGGAGAAACATGAAATATAGTAAAGAAGAATGGGAAGGTCTTGCAACTTGTATCAAGACAGAACAAATCCCACCACGTGATATATTTGAAATATTTTTAAATAACCCAGAGTTTGCAGAATGGTACAAGACAAGAAAATAAGAATGGGTATTGTTGGACATGGTTTTGTCGGTAAGGCAATTGACTATGCGTTTACTCATGAACTAGTTGATAAGTTTTTAGTAGACCCTTTATATGATACTGACATAAATGATTTAATAGATTACAAACCTATCATGACTTTTATTACTGCACCTACACCAATGCATGACAATGGGACAGTAGACGCATCAATAGTTGAAGATGCAGTTTTAAAACTTATACGACACACCGAAAGTATGGTTGTTATCAAATCAACAATTACACCCGATGTAATTAATCGTTTATATAATTCTATACATGATGAAGATAAACAAAGACTTACTTATAACCCAGAGTTTCTAACAGAGAACTCCGCAAAAGAACAATTTATTTATTCTCCACATCATATTATAGGTGGGCCAACACCACAATCTTGTGCAAAGGTAATAGAGTTTTATAATAATTTTAGTTTATGTGTTGGTAAAAACTTTATACAGATGACACCGCAAGAAGCATCTTTTGTTAAGTATGCAATCAATAGTTATCTTGGAATGAAAGTGACATTCTTCAACCAACTACATGATGCGGCTCTTGACTTTAGTTGTAGTCCACAAAGAATTATTGATGCTGTATCTGCAGATAAAAGAATAGGATATTCCCATACCCGTGTTCCAGGCTTTGACGGGAAGAAAGGTTTTGGTGGTGCGTGTCTACCAAAAGATATGAATGCATTTGTTAAATTTAATCAGGACTTGACTTTAATTGCGGAGTCTGTTAAAATTAACAACAAAATGCGAGAAGAGTATGAACTCGATGAACGTGAGAAAAATAATAACATAAAGTTTGAGGATAAATAATATGCCGTCTATTATGGATAAACTAAAAAAGAACTCTACGATTGCACATACGGAAGTTCTTTCTGAGTCTCAGTTTTTTGGAGATACAGATGTAGTACCTACAGATGTACCTATGATTAATGTTGCACTAAGTGGTGATACCGAAGGTGGTATCACGCCAGGACTTACCGTCCTTGCAGGCCCTAGTAAACATTTCAAAACATCTTTTGCATTAAAGATTGCGAGTTCTTATTTAGAAAACAAGAAAGACTCAGTCTTACTTTTTTATGACTCAGAGTTTGGTTCACCACAATCTTACTTTGAACAATTTAATATTCCTATGGATAGAGTATTGCATACACCTATCACAAATGTAGAAGAACTTAAGTTTGATTTAATTAAACAGTTTGAAGAACTAGATAGAGATGACAATGTCATCGTGGTGATTGACTCTATTGGTAATCTTGCAAGTAAGAAAGAACTTGAAGATGCACTGAGTGAAAAGTCAGTTGCAGATATGTCTCGTGCAAAAGCACTAAAAGGATTATTCAGAATGTCTACACCTTATCTTAAGATGAAGAACATTCCATTGATTGCAGTAAACCATACTTACAAAGAGATTGGTTTATTTCCGAAAGATGTAGTTGGTGGTGGTACGGGTATTTATTATTCTGCAGATAACATTTGGATTGTTGGTAGACAACAAGACAAGTCTGGTACAGAAATAAAAGGGTATCATTTTATTATTAATATAGATAAGAGTAGATATGTTAAAGAAAAGTCAAAAATTCCTATCTCGGTGTCGTGGGAAGGTGGTATACAGTCTTACTCAGGTTTGTTGGACGTTGCTGTTAGTGGTGGTTATATCGTTAAGCCTAGTAATGGTTGGTATATGGTTGTTGATAAAGGGACTGGTGAAACTATTGGAAACAAGGTTCGTGAAAAAGACACTCTCAATTCTGAGTTCTGGAGTCCGATATTTGAAACAACAGATTTCAAAGATTACATAAAACAAACTTATTCAATATGAGTGATTGGGAACTAACCAAACAAGGTATCCTATCAACACTCAGTGAAGGAGTTCATTACGAAATCATTCCACAAGCAGATGATACTAGGGGTTGGGACGTAAGACTACTAGAAGAATATCCCGAAACGGTAATTCGATATGGTAATGTTGCGTTTGACGGAAAAAGAGATGCACTTACATTTAATTATGAGATAGTGAGTAGTCCCGACCCCGACTTAGAAGTAGAAACAAATTTGACTTTTCAAGAGTACTGTGGTAGAATACTTTCTAGTATAATCGATAAATCTATAACTGACGGTTCTATGATTGCACAAGATAAAGATACGGGTGAAATTATGGCGACCAAAGAAAATTTAGAATGGATAGAAGATGAATATAAATCTAGAACAGACGATACTTAGAAACTTACTCACCAACGAAGAATATACAAGAAGAGTTTTACCTTTTCTTGTTCCTGATTATTTTGACGGTGTGTATAAAGACTTATTTAAAGAAGTCGCAAAGTTTGTATCCAAGTATAATAAGATACCAACCCTTGAGTCATTCAAGATTGAGATAGATGAAAGTGGTAAACTTAGTGAAGAGAATTATCGACAAGGTATGGAACTCTTACCAAATATCTTTACACCTGAGTCCGAGAACTTGGATTGGTTAATTGAAAGAACTGAGAAGTGGTGTCAAGACCGTTCAGTATATAATGCAGTCATGGAGTCTATCTCTATCATTGACGGTAAACACGCAACTCTAAAAAAGAATGCAATACCTGACGTATTGTCAAAGGCTCTTGGAGTTTCTTTCGATACTAATATCGGACACGATTATCTTGAACAAGTAGATGAACGATATGATTTCTATCACGAACAAGAAGAACGTATTCCTTTCGATTTAGATAACTTCAACAAGATAACCAAAGGTGGATTACCGAATAAGACTTTGAATATCGCACTTGCGGGAACGGGTGTAGGTAAATCTTTATTCATGTGTCACTGTGCATCTAATATATTGTCACAAGGACGTAATGTATTATATATCACTATGGAGATGGCAGAAGAAAGAATTGCAGAAAGGATTGATGCGAACTTATTAAATATTCCGATTGACCAAATAGAAAACTTATCTAAAGATATGTTCAAGGATAAAGTGTCGCAGATAAATGCAAAGACAGAAGGTAAATTAATTATCAAAGAATATCCTACGGGTCAAGCAAACACTTCTCACTTCCGTGCGTTATTGAATGAATTAAAACTTAAAAAGAATTTTGTTCCTGAAATAATCTTTATTGATTATCTAAATATCTGTGCATCAAGTAGAATGAAAATGATTGGTGGTGCAGTAAACTCTTATTCTTATATCAAGAGTATTGCAGAAGAAATGCGTGGACTCGCAGTAGAATTTAATGTACCGATTATGAGTGCAACACAAACAAACCGTCAAGGGTTCTCAAGTGACGACCCAGGCCTAGAAGATACTTCTGAGTCATTTGGTTTACCCGCAACTGCGGACTTGATGTTTGCATTGATATCAAATGATGAACTGAACTCTATGGGTAAGATACTTGTCAAACAGTTAAAAAACAGATATAACGACCCGACTAAATACAATAGATTTACTTTGAAAGTAGACCGAAGTAAAATGAAACTAGAAGATGATGACAATCAGAATATGGTCACAACTAAAGATGATGTACCCGTGTTTGATAAATCCGAGTCTGGTGATAGAGTAAACGCAGAAAAATTTAAAGAATTTAAGTGGAGTTAATATGATTAAAACGGTGGTGACAACCTATGGAGAATACATTGGAGACATCGATGAAGGTGCAGATGTAATCGTAATTAAAAAACCTAGAATGGTTATTCAAAGTGAAACGGGATTTGGTTTTGCAAAGGGAGTCTGTGTGACTTCGGTAGAGTCTCCCGAAGAAGTATCTGTTAAAAAGACTGCAGTAGTTTTAGTAGTTGATACTCATGAGGATATCAAGAAAGCATATGAAGATGCAACTTCGGTAATTCAAAAAGTAAATCCATGAAGGTATTAATCACTGGACATACTCATGGTATTGGTAAAGCAATACTAGAGAATACCCCAAGTGATTATGAAGTAAAGGGTATCTCTCGTGCAACGGGTCATGACCTTATAAAAAATCTTCCTGATACTTTAGGGTTTATTAAAGAATATAATCCAGATATATTTTTTAACAATGCATGGGGACAAGGTGCTCAAAATGAAATAGCAGTATGGTGGACAAGAAATCAAAATCTAAAAGAACCTAGAGTAATGATAACTTCGGGTTCTGTTGCTGGTCTAAAAGGTTTGTGTGATGATGAAAAAGATTTTTACCCAGGCATGCCTAGATTACCTTATAGTGAATATGGAAATGCTAAGAGAAAATTATTTCTTGAAAATTATATGCATTGGATTATGGACACTAGAGAAATTTATTGGACTGACTATGTATTGGGTTGGGTAAAAACTAGAATAACTGTTCCCCAAGGTTCAGAAGAATTACTTGGAAACATGAAAATGTTAGAACCAGATTATGTTGCAAAAAGAATGTGGAATGACATTAAGAATGAAAATTATAAAAATACTTTTGTAGTTGGAATGAATAATAAAAGAAGTGGTACTGAACAAGAAAGAGTTATGTTAATGATGAAAATGTTAGCGGAAACTCAGAAGGTAGGTTTGTGACACAATATACAGAAATAGTTGAAAGACAAAAATTATTACTAGATGCGGAAGAATGGGCTAAAGGTATAGAACAAATACATTGTCATAAAACTAATACTTGTTATTACGATAATAGACCACAAGATACTGAAAACGGTTCTGTGACCGATACAACATATAATGACGGTAGAATTGAAAGAGTAAAAAACGGAAAACTTATTCACACTTTTGGTAAGAAACTAGAAGGAGATGCATTGATACAAAAATATTTGACAAACAATGCATAGGAGTGTATAATGGCGGACAATTATCAAAAGGCATTAAAGAAATTATACATAGTGACTTTTAAAAAACATTTACAAGAACAAAAGTATACATATTCGGTTTTACTTTGGTTTATAATATTAATTGGATTTGGGATATATTATGCAGACAGACTATAAATATGATGAAGATAAATTTCTAAAAGAACTTAAAAGTTATGTTGATAAAACTTATAATCAACATTATTCTAAAAACAAGTTTCAAGCAACAGAGTTTATTATTGACGGTGGACATGGAGAAGGGTTCTGTATCGGAAACATTATGAAGTATGCACAACGATATGGAAATAAGAATGGGTATAACAAAGAAGACTTAATGAAGGTTATACACTATGCATTGATTATGCTACATGTACACGAAAAGACTCGTTCTAAAAACTAGGGAAATACTCTTCTAGTCACACACTCTAGTTCTTTCTTACCACAAAAAGTACACTTTGCACCGACTGGTACAAAGACTTTATCTTTTCTTTTTTCGCAGTGGTGCGACCAAAAGGTATTATTGTTGGACGACTGAGACACTACAACCCCCCGAAGTCTGACAGTTCTGTGATAAAGAATATGATTGTGCAGTACCACCTTTTTGTTCTAAATTTAATGTAGTTGGAAAAGAACCAGTTAAAGATATGTTTGCAGTATGTGTTGCATAACCAGTTTGAAATCCAGTCACATCGTTTCCGTCATTGTATGTGTATAGAGTCACGGTTTTTACACCGTCAGTATTTTGTCTCCAGAATACATCATTGTTATCAGAGTAAATATAAAAGGTAGCTTGATGTTCACTGTAGATACCCGCAGACGAGTTTCTTTGATTACCCGCAACATTATTATTGTCTCCATGAATATCAATAAGTGAGTAATGACCACCACCTTCTCCACCGTCCCAAGTCCAACTTGCAGTTGGAGAACTTATTATTCTACCTTGTCCCCAACGAACTTCATTATTATCACCTTCAACATGAAATTTTATTTGAGATGTTTTACAACTTGAACCACGACTACACCATTGTTGAAAGTCTAGTTCATTAAATGTTCCGTCTAAATCTCCACTACTTAAAGTACCCCAAGGGCCATAAGTTATTTGATTGTTATGTCCATATTGAGATATCTTTACTTTATTACCCCAGTGATACATTGAGAAGTCTACAAGGTTGTTTTTACCTTCTTGTTCTATAAACAAGTCTATACCGTCTCCACTTTGTGTGATGTTTATTTCATTATCTGCACGAAGATATTCTATACTGAGTAATATAATACTAAACCCTATCCACCAAGGGAGTACAATCATTATACCTTCTTTGAAACCTTTCATTGATTAGGTGTGAGTTTACGATACTTTGCGTTGTTCTTTGGGTGGTATTCCATATAATCTTCTTGTGCTCTTTGTATCTGGTCTGCAGTAGGAGCTCCTTTCTCTCCTTTCTTTCTCATTCTTTCCCCCGAACCCCTTTTAATTCTTTCTTTCTTTTTTCGAATATTCTCCCAAAGACTTTCTTTATTCATCTCTTTGGTTTTTTCTTCTTCTTCTGCAAAATGTTTAAAACTTTTCATTGTTGTATTATCGTTATGTTCGCACCCGAACCGTCTCCTAATATAATGTCACTTGGTTTCTGGTCAGTTATTGTGACTATCCTTGCATTAGAATAGATAGGTTGGGTAATTCTTATCTTACCACTTACTTCTCTATTCAATGTGATTTTACCCGCACTTTTATCTACTAAAGTATTATACTGAGTATCTTGGTCAAAACCAATCGTTGTACCTTCTATATTTATACTATCTATCTCTTCTGACTTCCTATCTAACTCAGTAAGTTTGTCTAATTCTGCAACAATGTCCAGTACATCTTGTAAAAAGTCTACATCAAGTAAATTGATATCCAGTTCGGTAAACTCAAATGCATCTTCTTTATCTAACGCATCATCTTCTAATGCATCAAAGTCCAGATAGTCTATATCTAAAATACCACCATTTTCATCAGTGGTCTTTTCTTCTTCTTCTGCAATCTTTCGTATTTCTTTTGGGGGATTTACAATAAACATATTATCAATCATAGGAATAGTAATACCTTGTAGAATAACAGTTTCTTTTGGTATGACATCATAACTTTGTACCAGAGTTGCCTGATATGCTTCGTCCAGAATAATCTCTCCACCCAGATTAGAGACAATGACTGAACCAGAAGGAGCTCCAGTTTCATCTGGTAAAAGAACAACTAAAGTTCTACCCAGTTCATCTACCGTGACAGTAAAGTCAGTTCCACGAATACCAATCGTTGCAGAACTTGTATTGATACTAATATTTTCTTTTGGTATTTTACCAGTCTTACTGGTGACAAATCTCGCAGTACCTTTTGCAAAGGTAAGTGCAAGAGTAGATTTTGTAGGGTTGGGGTCATAGATAAATTTATCTACGATGACCATAGAATGTTCTGTTATAGTAAAAACACTTTCGTCAATTAATTCAACTTTCATACGTCCTTTCATGGTTTCCATTTTATCCATGAAAAGAACTGAAAGGTCTACTGCACCTTCGTATGACTCTCCCGTCTGACGTGTGACTTGACTTGCACCCGTAGACTCTCGAACATCACCAATAGGTTCTGCGTATAATACAGAACCTATCAGTAATAAACTACTCGCCAGTATCTTGTTGAATAATCGTGATTTCTGACCCGTCAGTGACAAAACTTGCATCTAATATCGCCTCAGTACTTGATAAACTTGTACCCGTTCTTTGACCTACGAAGACATAGTTTTTATCTCCAGTTAAATCTACAGATATCTTGTTATCACTACCGTCTTCTTGAGTTGTTAATATCCAGTTGTTAGAACCAGTGATATCCCAATCCCAAGTTGCGTTTGCAGAGTTTACAAATGCACCAATTGTGTTAGATGCACCAGAACCGTCAACTAGTAAATCTAGATTTAGACCGTCTGCACTACCTTCGGTAATAGTCCAACTATCCCAGTATGCGGCTGTCGAACCATAGTTGTTAGTACATGCAGAACCACCACACGTACCACCGTATGTACCGTAAGTAGATATTTCTCCATTAGTAAAAGTATGTGCGGAGTAAGTTTGAAATCCCGCACTATTATTGAAGAACGCACCGTCTCCTAAATTATTAGGAGTATTATAAGTTTCAGATTTATTACCAAATCTAAATGTCAATTGATTACTACTTCCTTGTAGGTCAACATTTAAATCGATATTATCTGCACTATAATTACTATTGGTATTTCCAGTGACTTCACCAATCAACTGATTAATTCTGTTTGAAGAACCAGAGACATTGTAGTCGATATTAAATCCAGTGGACGCAATATCTCCAAACAATAAGTTTGAACTACCATTGAACAACCAATATGCATTACCGTCTTCTAACTGCATTTTCATATCAGATGCAGAAGAACCCGTACTTGTATTTTGACCAACCAAGTTTCCATTACCCGTTTGTTCAATAATTAACTCAAGTCCGTCTCCTACTTGTTCAATATATATTTCATTGTCTGCAAACATAACTACAGGCAAGTGTGTAATATAAACTAATAACAAACCGAGAACTACTCTCATTTTTTCTCCTTTATTTGATGTCTATCGTTTGTCCCGTCATTCATATGCGGGTGACGATGTTCACCGTCTATTTCCCAATAACCCCTATCGTGGCCTTGGTAAATAAGTTCTAATACCGCAACTTCAATCGCAGAACGTGTCGCATATGTGACACTTTCATTAAATCCGTTGCCGTCTTCAATTTCCAATAACTTTGTATCCATATCAAAAAATCGGAATACATCATATCCACCACCTACAGATAAGATTGTTTTCTTTGTCTGTACGTTTAACAAAACCTCTCCAGTTAGTGTCGATACTACTCGCACACTAACGACTATCGAGTCTCTTCTATACGTAGTCGATGCACCAATACCTAACCACCTTGCACCACGACCACCTGACTCTAAGTTGGTATCATATCCAACAATACCACCTTCTACTAATAATCCCGCAAATAATAAAGGACTTAACTTTTTCTTTTCGTTAAACTCCTCTCTCGCACTTCTGATAATCTGTCTTTCTTTGACAAGTGCATCTATATTTGTTCTTTCTACAACTCTAAACCATTCTCCTTTACCCGCAGTTTTCAGTGCATCAATTAGTAAAGTTTCTGCACCTTGTGTCACTGCAGTAGAAAAGTCAGAGAAGTTATCTCTATATTTTCTTTGTCCAGTCTTATCTAAAAACTGATAGACTGCAACTACTACTTTCTCACCCTTTGGTGGACTGACACTTTTCAGTGCGTCAGTAGTTGGTATGTTCTCAACACTCGCACTTTCACGACACTCCAATATTTTCTCTTCACAATCTATTTCGTGAAATTTAGTTATACTTGCACAACCGCACATGACTACGATTAGTCCGAGTATAACAAAAAGTCTCATTAGAATAAACCACTTCCTATCGGTACATCTAAACTTGTTATCGTTCCGTCTTCACTGGTGATTGATATTCTTATTACATCAACACCGTCTACTCCACAACCAGTGCATACTTCATAACTTATACTGTTTCCCATTAAATCGAAGAAACCTTCTAACTCCGCATCTACGTCTTCTGTACCGAACATTTTATCTACTAGTTGTTTGGATATCTGTGCATAAATCCTAGACTCTAAGTTTCGTAAGAATTTTGCCTGTGTTGTTCCTTCTGCATCTCTTTCTGCGGCCGCAATCGCAGACTCTAAGTCATCTGCAATCTTATCTCTTCTACTCTTTTGTTGGTTCTCAATCGTTAGATAATGAGAAGATGTAGATATCCCAGAGAAACTAGGACTCTTAAACTTGTGTACTACTTCGGAAGTGTATATACTACTTGCGAGTAGACTTAGTATTATTATTCTTTTCATTGTTTTCTTGTTGTTTCCTATATTCGATTACAGTGTTTACTTTTTGTTGTAATCTAATTAAATCATTGTCTAACATTCTTATTTGGTCAAGGAGATTGATTAGCATTTTATGTGATGCACTAATTGTTGGTTTCAACTTCTTAGTCACATACTGCCATACATACCAGATAAAATATCCCATACCAAAAGTCATTAGAACGGGATATCCTAATTCGTTGATAATTAAAACTATTTGGTCAATGTTCACTAATCTCGTCTCGCATCAATTTTACCGTCTTCCATAAAATTTTCTGCACGAGCAACCCTATCTACATCGGGTCTTAATTCCAAAGCCTCACTGACGATTAAATCTATTTTAATCATGTCGTTGTTCATCTGACGAACTCTAGACTCTAATCCTTTCATGATGTTAGTAAGTCCTTCTACCGAACCCGCAACACCGTCTAGAATATATTTCAATGTCAAGAAGATAAAGAACCCCATAACGATAGCAGAACCTATCGGGATACCAACTTCCATTAATAATTGCACTATATTCGTCATACATTCCTATTTATAAGAAAAGGGGGTTATAAAACACATATATACTTACATAATTAATTATGGAGATATTATAATGAAAAAACTTTTAGTATTAATTGTTCTACTTTCTGCACCGATTTTTGCAGAGAATTGGGATAGAGAACAACTAAACTTTAAAGTCCAAACCAAAGATGTCCACTATAGGTACAGACATTACTTTGGAGAGAGTGATAAAACACATCATCAATTTGGATACAAACTTGATAACTGGAAATTTTCTTATCAGTACATCGAGAAGAAAGGTAGGATTGAACACCGACCCAGAGTATCCGTAAAACTCTTCAAACAAGATAATGGTTTCTACTTTAGACCTAGAGTAGAGTATCGTGATATCGAAGGTAAAAAAGGAAAAGGTAATACTTATTACTTTAGAGTATTAACAACTCTTGGTTATAAGGGAGACTTTAAATGTAATACCGATTTAGTTTGTGTTGCACCGCAAGTTCATTTCTCACCTAGATTTGCATTCGCAAGAGACGGTGTAGATGACGGAGACTTTGAAGATATTCAAACTGATATAATGTTAAATATTAAGTTTGGTAAAAAGTTCACTATAAGGCCTGGAGTTAGATATATAGTAGATGATGACTATAATACCGATAAACTCTACGCAACCTTACAGTTAAGTGTCAAATTCTAAGTACCAAATATTTGATAACTTTTTAGAAGACCCAGATGAAGTATTGGAGTACGCAAGTACATGTCAATACTTCACTGCGGAAAAATACCAAAAGATAGACCCACTCGAGTCCGTAGGAAACTGGCCTGGACTCCGAAGTAATGATTTACAATTAGAGTTTCCTGATATCACCCATAAATTAAATAAGATGTTTAATGTTAGAGTAGGGTGGTTGACATTCTATCAACATCTAGTATCTCAGAATATAGGAAAACCAACACCACATACAGACGTAAGGTGGGATTTTTCTGGAGTCATCTATCTAAAAGGAAGTGACGGTACATGGATAGATAATGAGATTGTTCCTTTTAAATATAATCGTGCAGTTTGTTTTGATGCACATACACCACACCACCCATTACATAGTACTACTGACCGTTTAGTTCTTACCTTTTTTTCTAAGTACGTATAACTGCGTCATATTCTGTCGTCCTTAAACATTATTTTCAAAATAAGTGTTGACTTTACTTGTTAAATACCCTATAATACTTATTATGAAATCAAGAAAACTTAATGTTGAACTCCAAACAAGAGTCTTTAAACTGTTAGAAAAAGTAGGAAATGCTACTGAACTTAATACCGTAATAAGAGAGATGCAATCTCAATGGGACGATGTAGTAAAGAACTCTTTATCAGTTGGAGACTACGTCAACGTGGTTGAGGTTAAAAAAACCAAAACCGTTAAAACTAAAGGTTGGGTTAAAAAGGTTAATAAATCAAAAGCCTTAGTTCAAATGAAAGGTTGTTCATACAGAGTTCCATTCAGTATGATAGAAAAGATTTGTTAAGAAAAGACTTGACAATTCTTGTTAGACTTGTTATAATAACAACATAAATTAGAGAGGTAAATAAATGTCAAACAATTATAATGAAAATGTAAGAGACCGCATCGAGA